AGGACCTATTTGACCAAGATATCCAACGGTAAAAGTTTTTGGGTATTTATCTGGCCTCATAGGGTAGCATCCGTGCGGCACCACCTCAATTGGATTTGTACATCCAAAACCTTCCATGACAGATTTACTATGGTACGAAGGGCAGATGATTTTATCTGCTATTTTGTAAGAGTGTAAATATTTGGCAAAAAGTTCCGGATCGGTTAAATGGGGCAATTCATAATTTATGCCATATAGCGCAAGTTCTTCTTTGCTTAGTTTTACATCATGAGCTGCCGCAGTATAGGTAATTTTTACGCCAGCATCTTTAAGTCTTTGTGCAAATCTAGGAAATGTTCCAGAATAAAAATGTGCTAATTTAACACCAGTCAAATCAATTTCTGGAATAGCGTTTTCAGTTGCAAAAGGGTCTTGTTGTGGCGGAGGATTGACTACAGTAACAGGACCAACTTGAGCAAGGGCTTCGAGTTCATGCTTGGTTACATGACCGCCGCCAGTCTCAACACCGATACGATCTGCAGTTACGTATAGTAACATTTATTACCACCCACCTGTTTCAACAGCTTCCTTGCAAAGATTTTCGTACTGAGCAATCATTCTGGCATAACTGAATTGTGAAGCCCACTCTCTGCAATCATTCCTCTTTAAACCAGATACAGCGTCGGTCTTTATAAGTTCTTCGATTTCTGCTTCGCTCTTGACTAGGAAACCGGTTTCTCCATGCTTTACAGTTTCGCGCATAGCTCCGTTATCCCATGCAATTACGGGCATACCACAAAGCTGTGCTTCAACAGGTGCCAATCCAAATGGCTCTCTGAAAACCTTGTTTGGATGCAATAGGGCTTTATTTGTATTGAACCAAGCTGCGCACTCTGATCTATTTTGCGGGCCAACGTATCGTAGTCTTGGATTTAGAGCACAGTTACTCTTTAGTTCTAGAGCTAATTGTGGTTCGCCAGTAAACTTGTCATCACCAACCATATCAAGTCCTACGCCACACTTGATAGCAGATTGTTGAGCGATTTGAGGACCCTTGATAGTACTCATGCGTGCCAAGAACAAATATCTATCGTTGCGCTTTTTACCTTCATCCTTATAAAAATCAACATCCACACCGTTGTAAGCCACTCTGGCTTCTCTCTTAAGGTGATCTCTACATCCATTTGCTTGGTCTTGGCTTATGCAAACTAAACAAGGCTTTTCGACTGGAGGAGGCGAATTGTACATGGTATGTACTGGTGCATGAAGTACTCCAAGGACAGGTGCCTTCAAAACACCTTCTACCTTAAGCATGTATGACCACTTTTCCCAACTGTGATCAATAACCACATCAAAATTAGGAAGTTTAGCCCAATATCCGCTGTATGCTTGCTTTTCAGCTTCACCTAAAGTAGTGCCATGCATAAGCGCATCAGTCTTTGACTCTTTCGGGGCGACCAGCATAACTTCATGTCCTCTGGCTTTAAGGCCATTAGAGATAAACCAACATGGCGGCACTTTACGCTGGTATCACAGAATACCTTCATGCCATTCTTGCGTAGATGGCGAATATAGGTAAAATCTTCAGAAGTTCTTTCATTTGCTGGCAAATCTGGTTTATCACATCGCCATTCAAACCATCGGCAATCCTTGCTTACCGGTGGCATATTCGTAAGTGTATCTCTATGAATTAGCAAGCATCCTGAGCCAACTAAATCACATTCGACCAGTGCATTATCTGTATATTGTGTAATCCAATCATATCCAGTTTTATCTTCTTTTTCTTTAAGCATTACAGGAACAAGAGGCGAAGCTCTACGATAATATAGACCACTGACTATAGGAAGTTTGTGGGCCATCAAGCGATGAATGGTATCAGGAGGCACCAAAAGATCATCATCCAAAAAGAAGAGCCATTCCCAACCAAGCTCCAATACTTTTTGGCAACCGGTATTCCTAGCATGATCGAACGGCATGCCAGAAACGAAGGTATATGTGCCGGGAATCTGTAGATTCCTGAAGTTCATGGCCCAAGTTGTTGTAACTAATTCTCTCGTTAATGTGCAAACTAATACTCTATTTTGATTTACGATTTCCCAAGATCCAGCCATTTATCAACCTTTTCTTTAAAGAGATTTATAGCATAAATTAGTATGGACGGAATAATTATATCCAAAAAGAAAATAATAATCAAATTCTTGCTAAATATTTTAAGAAGGATTTGTAATAGTAAAAAAATTAAAGGTTTATGTATGTATTTTTATACATATTTTATAACCTTAATTACTTGTTTATTTTGTAAATTTAGGAGAATGTATGGCGGATTTAAATCAGTGGCAGGCAGCCCAGAATGTAAACATAGTTGGACAAAGCGGCGCAGCAGTTGTCACTGACATTATTTCCGGCAATCCGCAAGGACTTGTTGTACGTAATATTCCTACTAGCGGTCTTACTCAGCCAGTAGCAGAAACACCTGAATCTTCAAACTATTTTGCTCCAACATCTTACAACAGTAGTGATTATGAAAGTTTTGGAGTAGCAAAATCGAGTGCAGGAAATCTTTTTGGTTTTTGTGGATATAACGCAAGTGAACAATACATGTTTTTGCAAATTCACAATACTGATGTAGTTCCACAAAGTGGAGCTAGTCCAACAGTAATATTAAGTTGTCCTCCCTGCAACAACTTCTTCTGGGACGGAGGTAAGTTTGGAATTTATTTTTCCAGCGGTTTAACTTGGACTGCCAGCACTACTGGTAATATTTATGGACCACAAACAGTATATAGTGGTAGTGTTTGGGTGAACGCTTTCTACAAATAATAGGATAGAGTATGGCAGTAACCTCAATGAATTGCGGCTTTCAAATAATTCTCTCCAGCGGTTCTATCCAGTCTGGGCAGATTGGAAATGCCGCCGTAAATAGCGGAAATATCGCCTCAGGACAAATCGGTGCCGATCATTTAGCAAGCGGTCTATTAGGCTCTTTAAGCCTATCTTCTGGTGTAATTACAAGTGGACTAATTGGAAATGCAGCAGTACTAAGCGGTAATATAGGTAGCGGTCAAATAGGTGGCTTCCATATTCAAAGTGGTTTCATCTATCCGGGTAGTAATGTATCAATTACAGTAGATTCAAACAATAATTACCAAATTAACGCCACCGTAAGCGGTGGTGTTGCTGTTAATCCTCTCACATTTTCTAGTGGTTTGTCTTTAAACAGCGGTAGTTTCTTTGACGGATCTCAATCCATGATAGCAGGTATCGCTTCTGGCGGTATCACTGCAAATCTAATCGGAAGCGGCGCTGTTACAACAAATGCTATTGCTAGTGGCTCGGTTACTTTAGAATCTTTAGCCAGCGGCGTACAGTCTTCATTTGTGATTGGTTCTGGAAGTGTTACAAGCGGCACATTAGCGCCAAGCGCAGTGACTAGCGGCACAATAGCCTCCGGATCAGTATCCTCACAAGATATTGCTAGCGGCTTAGTTTATGCTGGCGCAAATGTTACTGTTTTTATTGATGGACAAAACCGCTACCAAGTTAGTGCAACTCCAAGTGGTTCGCTTTCAGTTCTTCCTTTGAATGTAGGAAGCGGCTTAATTTTAACTAGCGGTACATTCTTTGATGGATCATCAGTCAATGCTATAGGTATAGCCAGCGGCGGAGTTGTAAGCGGAAGCATTGGAAATGATGCCGTATTGAGCGGCAATATCGCCTCAGGTCAAATTACTACAAATCATTTTGCTTCTGGTGTTCTCCAGTCCTTCTTTTTGACATCTGGTGATGTTACAAGCGGATTTATAGGAGATGGCGCAGTAGTCAGCGGAAGCGTTGCAAGCGGCGCACTTGGATATGTTCACTTAAATAGCGGATTTGTATTTCAAGCTGATTTACTAGTAACATTAAATAGCGGCAAAACATTTGGAAGGTATGATAATGGTGACACTATTCCCGCATCAGGTTTAAGTCCTTTACAAGTTATAGAACTAGCACTGAATGAGCCACTACCACCTTTGGTTTCTGGATATAGTGCTACTGTAATACAATTTAATCAACAATCAATAAGCAACGTATTGAATTTCAATTATAGTTTTCCAGTAAGCGGCGTTGCTGTTTCAAGTTGTGATTTAAGCTGGAGAAGAAATAATTCAGGACCGTGGACAAATTTGACAAATGCCATAGCAAATCCTTTGAATTACACTCACACAACAACTAACACAGCTTTTAATGTTCAGCCATTCAATTACAGGTATACAGTAACTGATACTGCTGCAAATTCTACTATACAGTATGTTAATATAACTCCTCAATCTTATGACCCGCCCACCATGGATCTTTCTGTTATTGCCAACAGTTTATTTGGGCCTGAAAGTAATTTGGTTAGGGAAACAGGTAATACAAATAGCATTTTGAGTGGAACAATAACAAGGAATGAAACCTTCGTAAATCTTCAAACAATAACATTACAATACTTGCTAAGTGGCACTTGGGTTGATGGGTATGGCCCAATAAATATTTCTGGATCGGCCACATATACAACTCCCGCGCAGTCTGTAAATGATAGTGCGTTAGGTTATGCGAGTGGAACAGCTTACAGAATACATTACACTGACATTTATACTAGCGGCAATTCTTCTCCAACAAATGTGGAATTCCATAATGTAATTTGGTATGGCCCAAGTAGTATAATTCCATCAAATTCAGCACAAATTAGAGCTTTGTCTGGAGCGATATTTGATAATGGGATAAATCCATTTAACCTCAACACCGGAACAACTGATAACAACTTTGCAGTAGCGATGCCATCAGGACAAGTTTTGGCTTTGGCATTAGACATTACAGCTGCCAGCTCTGATGTAACAGCTAGCTACAGCGGCAATCCATTCAGCGTGGACAACGCCGCTGCGCTTGCTACTCCATATAACGTTTACACCATGACGAATGCTATTCCGTACAACACGGACCACATTCAGCAAATCTATAGAAGTTGATAAGGAAGAAC